CTCATGACGTTAGTGGCGCTGGGACGGTTTCATTTAATTGTCAAAACTTATCAGGTGCCGATGCTGGTCCTGATTTAACCGCGTGGACTTTTATGCTGGTGCTTAAAAACAGCAGTGTAACATAATAAAGGAGGCCAGTGATGGCAGCAAGTAAGCCAGCATTGGCTCTCGCAATCCTTGAGAAAGCGCACAAGGTTAAGGCCGAAGGCGAAGAAGAGGATACAGGCATGGCAAGACGGGAAGCAGGCAATGCTTTCCTGAAAGCCATGGAGAGTGGCGATGGAGAAATGATTGCTCAGGCAATTCAGGACATCTATCAAGTCACGGCAGATTAAAAATTGAGATGGGGGCTTTGCCCCCTCTCTTTTTATAGGGGGCGTTATGCCAAACAATACGACAACGCTCCAAAACCTTATCGACCGAGTCCGTCAAAGAGCGGACATGGAGGGGTCTACGTTTGTTACTGATGCTGAAGTGATAGGTTATATTAACGTCGCAATGGCCGAGATTCACGATATCTTGGTAGACAGGTATGAAGATTACTATGTTAGCACGGAACCATTCACGCTCCCCGCGGACAACCCCGGCACTCTTCCGAACGCATTTTACAAAGCCCTGGGAGTTGACTTTGATACTGGCGGAACAACATATCGTCTTCGTAGATTCTCATTCCAAGAGCGCAACGTGTACAATTCACCGGCTATGGTGGCGGGTAGAGTAACCAACACACTGTATGCCATTCAGGGCAATGAGATTAAGTTTATTCCGTCTCCAACAGTTTCCGGCACTGCTACTCTCTACTATGTGCCAGAGGCCCAGCAGTTTGCGACTGATGGAAGCGATGACAGCGACACAATTGTGAGCAAGGCTCGTGCAGTCGCATTTGGATACGAAGAATATGTGGTCGTAGACGCCGCAATCAAATGTCTACAAAAAGAAGAGTCGGACGTTCAGATGCTAATGGTGCAAAAACAGCAGCTAAAAGAGCGAATTGAAAACGCTGCTTCCAATAGAGACCAGGGCGAACCGACAGCGATAACAGACTCAAGAGCAGGGACATTTAGCTTAAGACGCGGAATGTAATTATGGCCGAGTTTATTAGGCACAGAGTAAACGATGCTGACTTGGCAAGGATTCAAGACCAAATTGAATCATACACGGTTGCTCTTCGCTCTGAGATAATGCCTCCCGGCAGATTGATAAAAAACGTAAAGCTAAGCACAACAAAGCATCGAGTGTTTCATGGGTTAAACAGAAACTACTCAGGCTATATTGTTGTTTCAAAAGATGCCCATGCGACAGTCAAAGTAGACAAGTCGGACAACATTGCACCTTTGCGATACATTCCTCTTTTGGCTTCTGCTGATGTAGAAGGAAGTTTGTGGGTGTTTTAAATGGCTCTCGAAAAAAATGTAGTCCCTCTCCCCTTTCTGGAGGGAATTGACGAAAAAAGCTCAGGCAAGACAATTAAGCCGGGGGCTCTTTTGGCTGCCCAAAATGTTCAATATGAGAAAACAGGCCAGATTAAAAAACGAGAAGGCTTTGACCTGCAAGGTGTGTCAAAGGTTGGCGGAGGGTCTCTTTCTGCTGCTGTGGCCGTTGCTCAGTACGATGACGAGACCTTGCTGTTTGACGGTTCAAATGTTTACTCAAGAACAAGCGGAGATGAATGGTTCGACAAGGGCGTTCATGTTCCCAGCGAGTTTAGTAATAAAATAATTCAGCAGCAAAGAGACCGAAGACAAGGGAACGCACACGTTCAAGAGGCGCGGGTTGCTCGCGTGTATGCTTGGCAGGAATACTTGTTTGGACCTGCTGCTCCTGGTGGAAAATACTATGTAAAAATGCGTGTTGAGGATGCCACCACAGGAGTGGTTCTTCGAGACAATGTTACGATTGCCGAGTACGCTTTTCCTGGAACGGGAAGCAATAATCAGCAGCTTTACGATACCCCAAGAGTCCAGTGCCTCTCCATAGATGATTACGTGTTTATTCTTTGGCAAGAGAATGGCAGTATTTACTATGACTCAATCAACTGTCTTAATCACACAACAATCAATAGCTACACTGTTGATGCGACAAGGACAGTCGTAACGGACCTTCATACAAGTTACCCGGTGTTTATGGCCGACAAAGCGGTAAACGGATATACCGACGATGAAGACTTGGATGACGGGGCCATCTTGGTTGCATGGAGACCTGCGGCAACAAACGCTTATTCTTTTAGGTATTTTAAAAGAGCCACAGCAAACTTAACAGCGGTCGGCGGCTCCGCGCTTCAGGTCACCCTGGGCACAGGTTCAGGCGAAATAACGCCGCACTTTGAAGCATGGAAAGAGGACGAGGGTGTTGGAAATGACATCTTTCTAAAATGCTTAAACGACTCTACAAGCGCAACCGATTACAATATTGTTTTTGGAACAACGCACAAGCCAACTGGAAACCCGGAGCTACGAATAATAACCGTCAAAGCAGACCTTAGCGCTTATCTTCTTTCTGACGGTTTTCTGACAGACCAACATCTTCTTTCTGGCACAGCAGGCACGTTGACTGATGGCGGGTCGGTTCATGTGTGGGTCGAAACATCTGGCTTGTCAGGAGGCGCTGTTGGCGACAGAGTTGTTCAGCATAGAATCTCTCACGTAACAAGAGAGCGAGCGGCCACCGATGGAAACATAACAACAGTAAGCAATCCAACAGCATGGAACTCAAGTATTACGTCCGATGCTTTTAGATACCCTGCGTCATCAGGAAAGCTTTATTTAGCTGTCTCTCAAGTAAACGACATTAGCCTCACAAGAAGGTCAAAAGCTGCATCTGCTGCTAACCTCATAGATAACTCCGGAAGAGGGCTAAACAATAACATTGTAATTATAAGCTCTGATGACCAGCTAATGGCGGCAACTCCAACTGGGAGCTGCGCAACGTGTCTTACTTCAGAATGGGTACAAAGAGCGCCTGTTCCAGAGGGCGGGCTGTATCAAATCAGAAGACACCTTTACGGTGTTCAGAGAATCACAAGAAAGAACACCAACACAAAGTACATCTTTGGGGCATCCAAGTTTGTTGGCTACGAAGAGTACGACCCCGGCACGGGCGGACACCCAAACTACAAAGACAATATTTTTGGAATTTCACTTTGCGAACTAGACTTTGACCCTGACAGACCACTGGCCTCAATTGAAGCAGGACGCTCATTTGCTTTTACTGGCGGGTTTTTAAGCGGTTACGATAAATCGAGCATATTCGAGCAAGGCTATGTTGTTTACCCTGCAATCCAGCAAATAGTTGAAGCAGCTGCAACTGGAGATGGGTTGGCCGAACCTTCATCTGGCGATGATTATAAGTACAAGGCTATTTATGAGTGGGCTGACGCAAACGGAAACGTGCATCGCTCGCATCCTTCTTTGGAAGAGAGCTTTATACCCTCCACTACAGGGAAAAAGGCAACTATATTTGTTTACCCTCCCAGCTTCTCAAGAAAGCCAGAGAGCGGAAGAATTAAAATAGTTCTTTATAGGACAGAGCCCGGTGGTGGAATCTATTACCGCATAGGCTCTAAGTCTGTAAGTTACCCGGCAGAGTACAGCGCAGAGTCATTTGAGGACGATGGCAAAAACTTAGACATTACAGCCAACGAGCAGCTCTATACTGTTATTGGTCGTGAGAATGATTTTATGGGTTCGTGCAATGACATTATTGCCCATAGAGGAAGAGCTGTAGTTGTTCGCTCTGATGACGTAGTTGCTTACTCTAAGCCAATTGTAGACGGTGAAGAAATAGGGTTTAACGAGTCATTCTCTTTTGTCCTTCCGGCAGACAACTCCAAGGTTGTAGGTGTTGAGTCAAACCTAGACCACCTTCTTATATTCTCAGAAGAAAACGCTTACTTTGTTTCAGGCGAAGGGCCAACTGCCTTGGGCCAGGGACCATTCACAAACATTAGAGTATTCGCAGCTGGACAAGGAGCAAGAAAAGGCTCTGCCCATGTGGACACTCCAATTGGAGTATTCTATCAAACTGAGCGCGGAATATATTTGGTAAGAAGAGATTTGTCCGTTGTTTACCACGGCGCTCCTGTTGAGGACAGCTCCACAAGATTGCTTATCGGCGCAACGCTTGTGGATTCTACAAACGAAGTTAGGTTTTTGCTTTCTAATTCAGGAAACTCAACTGGGGCAGATTACTATTTAATCT